CCGCGCCTTCCGCCGGCATCCGCGCCGCCCATGCCACCAGCGCCCAGGCGAGCCATGGCAGCGTTTAGGCGCAGCACTGCAGCATCGGCCGTGGTAGCCGAGCGAAAGGTCGTAGCGTCGAGCTTGGCGCGGGCCAGGCCGGCACGGTTGAACGCCTGGCCGACCATCAGCCCGACGAACTTCAAGCCCAGCGCGCCCACCTTGAGCGCGGCCAGGCCGCCAGCAGCGACGGCGAGACCGGAGGTGATCATCGGGAACGTCTCGGCGAACCAGGACATCCCGTCGACCAGCGCCCCCAGCGGCACGAGCGTCGCGTTCAGGGCCGGCAGCATGGCATTGCCGACCAGCGTCGAGAGGCGCGTCAGGCGCGCGACGAAGGCATCCCAGCCGCCGCGCGCCGTGTTCGCCTTGCCCTCGGCCTCGGTCATCATCGAGCCCGCCCGGTCGGCCGAGTTGGCCACCATCTTGAACGCCCGCTCGACCTCGCCCAGGTTCTGCAGCATCGGCATGATCGCGCCGATCGACTCCGAGCCGAACAACTGCGTCGCGAGCGCCGATTGCTCCTCGATCGGCTGCGCCTTGATGGCCTGCAGCACGTCCATGATCGTGCCCGGGGCGTCCTGCTGCATCTGCTTGGCCAGATCCTCGGGATCCATGCCCAGGCTCGACCAGGCTTCGCGCTGGCCCTTCGTCGCGGCCGAGCCCTTGGTCAGCGCCGCGAGGAAGTTTTTCATGCCGGTGCCGGCGATTTCCTTCTCGGTGCCCGGGTTGAGCAGCGCCGCCGACAGCGCCGCGCTCTGCTCAGGCCGCAAGCCGGAGGCCTGGCCGACGGCGCCGTACCGCTTCACGACCGACGCGATATCGGCCGGCGTGGCGTTAAAGCTGTTGCCGAGGTGGTTCGTCGCGTTGGCCAGGTCGAGCGTTTTCTCCCGATCGAGACCCATCGACGCACGCCAGCCGGCCATGATCGACCCGGCCTCCTCGGCGCCCAGGTCGAACGCGCCGCCCATGATGGCCGCGTCGCGCGTGAACTCCATTACCGCGCGCTGCTTGCCCTCGGACGTCGCCTCGTCGTTGCCGATGCCCGACTGCCCGGCCGCATACTGGATCTTCGCCAGGTCGACGGCGGTGATGCCGCCGGAGGAGATCAGCCGGTCGCTCGCGAGTTTCAGGTTCGCGTTCGACATCTCCTCGCGCTGGTTGCCCTCGAACTTGATCACCTTGGCCACGTCGGCCATGGCGACTTCGAGCTCCATCGCCTGCGCGACGGGCTTCGCGGCCATGTAGCCGATGGCGGCCGTCTCGACCATCTGCCCGCGCAGATCCGCACGCGCGGCACGGTTGCCCTCGATACGCCCCTGCGCCTGGCGCACGGCGTCCAGGCGAGCCCGCTGCGCCTGCAGGGCCGCGTTCGCCTGCTCGGTCGCGGTCTCGAGGCGCTTCTGCTCGGTCGCCAGCTTGGCCGTATCCACGCCCGCGCCGGTCAATGCCGTCTCGAGGCGCTTTAGCTGGTTCGCTTCCGCGCGCTGCGCCGACTCGAGCGTGCGAACGCTCGCGGTGTTCTTGTCCTGCGCGGTCTCCAGCTTCTTGACCTCGGCCGTCGCCCCGGCCAGGGCCGAGCCGAGGCGCTGCTGCTCGGCCCTGGCCTTGGTCACTTCGGCCGAGCTGGTGCCGGTCGCGGTTTCCAGCCTTTTGAGCTCCGCCGTCGCCGCCGCATACTCGACGCCGAGCCGCTCGACCTTGGCCTGCGCCTCGGTATGCGCGCGGCCGAGGCTGGCCTGCTCGACGCGGGCCTGCTGCAGCATCACCTTCGTTTTGCCGAGCTGACCCTCGAGCTTCACGTAACCGGAAACGTCCCGGGCCGTGCTGTTGAGCTTCGAGATTTCGGAGCGCGTGGCCTTGATGTCCTCCTCGAGCTCGCCGGCCTTCTTGCTGAAGTCGCCGAATGTCTTCGAGAAGGCGTCGACGGCGGCAAGCCGCAGGGAATACTTCGATTCGGCCATGCCCCATTACTCCCGTTTCACGCCGAGGCGTGCGAGCGCCAATTCATAGCGCCGCAGGCCCTTGCCGGCGTCCCACTCCAGAATTTCCGCCTCGCTCACGTGGTAAACGAGGGGCACGACATCGAGGATCACTTCGATGTCGCGTTCCGAAAGTAGTCCGCCGGTTTGTTCAAAAAATCGCCGAGGCGCCCCTGCAACTGGTGCCAGTCGGGCAGCGACAGCTTCACGATGTCGCCCGGCGCGATGCCGGTGCAATGCGAGCTGATGAATACGGCAGCCTTGGCCGGATCCTTCTCGGCCATCATCACCTTCGTCGCCTTCATCGTCGGCACCTGCAGGCGGATGCGCTCGACGGGCTGGCCGAAACTGCGGATCGGCACGAGCAGCGGCACGTCGTCCGGGTTTTCCGGCTTCTGGCCGGTGAAGAAATAGGCCGGCTGGTTGACGTATTCGGCCAGCCAGGCGGACAGGCTGACGTAATCCGGGCGCTTGAGCTCCTCGATCGTCTCGAGCGTCAAGCCGGTGGCCAGAACAGCCAGCTCCTCGAAACGGGCGTCCTCGTCGGTGCCAGCGCGAGCGAGCGCGGCGCGATGCTCCTCCACGGTGAAGGCGCGCGGGTGCAGGGTGTCGAGGGTCGAGCCGTCAGGCAGTTGAATCGGCCAATGCAGCGGCAGCGGTTTAGGCGTCCAGGTCATGCGGGTTTTCCTTCCAGAAACGAGAAAGCCGCCCGGAGGCGGCTTTAGGAGGGTTGCAGCGGTTACGCCATGCCGACGAGGCGGCGGGCGCCCTTGATCATGTCAACGCCGTTGATCACGATCTTTTGCGTGCGGGTGTTGATGTCGATCACCGGCACGCCCATTTCGGCGCGGGTGTAGGTGATCAGCGCGATTTCGAGGATGGTGACCTTCTTGTCCTTCATCTTGAGGGTCTTCTCCTCGAGTTTTTTCAGCTTGCCGCCACACACGTGATAGCTGAACCACTCGGCGCCGTCGCCATCCTCGCCGGCCTCCTGGACGGTCAGCAGGATCTGATCGCCGACGGTGACGCCGAGAGCGGTCATGATCGGCAGGCCGACGCCCTGGATCGTGAGTTTCGCGGTCAAGGCTTTCAGCCCCTTGGCCTGCTCCTCGCTGATGAATCGACCGCCCTGGAACTCCTCCATATCGAATTCGATCAGGGGCGGGTCGAACTCCTCCAGGGTCTGCATCAGTGGCAAACCCTGCAGGAATGCCTGCATAGACTGTCTTACGCGGTTAGTGAACATTAAAGAACGTCCTCCAGGAACTCTTCGATGATTTCATCGGTGGCGTTGAGCTGGTAAATCATGTGCTCGTTCGGCGCATAGCGGCCGTAATCGATGCAGACGTACCAGGTGCCGTTTTTGTACTTCTCGACGCTGTTCAGCTCGGGGTGCAGGTAGACCCGACCGCCCGGGATGGTCTCGTCGGCCACGAGCGTCTGAATCCAGTCGTCAATTCGCTTGACTTCCTGCTCCATGAACGACTTCGTCAGGTTCTTCGCCATCGCCTTTTGCGCCGCCTTCACGAGCTTGCGCGTGATGGCGTCCTCGAGGCCGACATAACTGATGAACTTGCCGGTGATCGAGCGGTTACCGATCAGCGAGAAGCCGCCGAGCGTGGTGCGGGCGTAGTAGCTGACGCCGTAGCGGTTCAGCAGATCGCCGGTCGTGGACTTGTCGAGGATGTTGTATTCGACAGTCCGCGAGACGTCGGCCGCATAGGTGACCTGGTTGCCCGGGCTTTCCCATTGCTTGACCGCAGCCATCGCCGCGATGGCCAGCGAGGACGGCGGCAGGAAGACGTTCGCCTTTGCCGCCTTGGAGTAGACCGCCGGCATCTGGTGGACCAGGTAAACGCGGTCATAGCCGAGTTCTGCGCCGCCGATCGACTGGCTGTTGAGGACTTGCCCCTCGACGTCCAGGTCGACGCCGTCGACCACCACGCGCGCGCGGATCCGCTTGCCGAAGCTGGCCAGCTCGCTATGCACGGCCTGCATATCCGAGAAGCCCGGGGCGCCGATGATGGTCGGCACCTCGGGCGCGGTGGCCAGCGCCGGAATACCGAGGATCTGGCCGGTCGCCGGATCGACGCCGCCGATGACGTTGTTCATCGTATCGGCCGGCGTGGCGCCCTCCTCGACGACGATCACGTAAATCGGCACGGTCACGACCTTGAGGATCTGATCCACCACCATGAACAGCGAACCGGCTTGCGCGCCGGTCGGATCCAGCATGGCCGCCAGGGTGCGCGAGTTGATGCGGAAAGGCGCATTCAGCGGCACGCCGAGCGCCTTGTTCGGGGCGGTACCGACCAGGCCGACGACGTTGTCGCCAAGCCCGCCCATGGCCTCGGGCGATTCGGTCGCCTCGACCGATACGCCGTTGTGCTCGAAATTGGTTACCTCAGCCATTCGCCTGGCTCCTTACTTCGTGGTTTTCTTGGTCGCGGTGGCCGGGGCGGCTTCCGCTTCGGGGGCCGCTGCGGCGGCTTCGGTCTCGGCGGCAGGCTCCGGCTCGAGCGCGATGCGACCGGCCTGGACCAGGGCGAGCGCCTGGACGTCCAGCAGCTCGACGACGTCGTCTTTCTTCGTCCAGTGGCCACCGCCGGCCGGATAGCCGCGCAGGACGCGGTAACGCTTGGTTTGCTTTACAGGCATGTGCTCGATCTCCAGGCACAAAAAAACCGCTTTCGCGGCCATGGGTTTAAGTGGGCATGAAGCATTCCGGCGTAGGCCGGGGGCAGGCGCTCAGCGGTCGCCCAGTGCAGCACCGGGCGGCGATGCGCTGACCACCAGATCAGCAGCAGGATCAGCGGCATACGGTTTCCCTCGGTCGTGCTCGATGCTCTTTTCGCAGTGATCGGGATCGATACGATCCAGCAGGCCGCAGAGCACGCAGCCCCATCGCCTGCCGGCCCGGCGGGCCTTGGCGGCGCGCGAGCTGATCGTTTCGTCCTCGTCGCCGTTGGCGGCGGCGTTGCCGAGCTGATCGAAAGCGACCGAGAGTTTCCAGGCCCGCGCAGGGCTGGCCAGGATCGACCAGGCCATGCGCAGCGTGGCGAACAGCCCGGCGACCAGGCACAGCAAAAACAGACCGGCCAGAATGGCGCGTTCTTTCATGTGTGTTCCTCTTGAGTCAGAAACGAAAACGCCCCGGGTTCGGGGCGTCAGGTGGCGGGTGCAGCGGCCGGATCAGGCGGCGCCATCACCTCGGCGAAGGCCTCGGCATAGGCCGTATCGAACTGTCCACGAATGTCGACGGCATCGATGTCGGCCAGGGTGTTGGCCGCCATGATCGCGTTTTGTACCGTCCGCTCACCCCGGAAGCAGCCGCGCACATGCGCCGCCACTGCCTTGGCGATTGGCGTGATCTGCTCCAGGGTGACCACCTCCCAGCCGTTCGCGGCTTTCCAGTCCGTATCGGGCACAAGGCCCGATTGCAGCGTGACGAAGGCGCTCGACAGCTGTGCCTGGCTTTCGCGGTCTGTAAGGATGCGCAGGCCGCCGGGCAGATCAAGACCGTTCGTTTCGAACTCGAAACGGTAGGCCGCCAGGGCAGCAAGCAGCGCGACCTGGCTCAGCTCGACAGCTATCGCAGCCGCCTGCTCAGCAGTTGCGCGATGTTCCGCACGGTAGCCGTCCGGCCCTACGATGAAGGCGTATGCGCCCTCGACTCGTTCGACGCTATACATTAATCGATCCTCGTCAGTGTGGTGACCACAGTGCCGCCGTTGTCGGAACCGCCGAAGATATACAGCGAGCCTCCCAGCTCAGCACCGCAATGATTACGGCGGTATGGCCCCATAGGCAGATCGCGCCAGACATCGGTCGCCGGATCGTACTCTTTCAACAGCCGCTGCGCGTTCGTGCTATCCCCCATTAGATAACCCCCATGAATGTACAGCAGGCCAGAAACCGCAACGGTCACCGTTTCCCAGTGTCCAGATGGCATAGGCTTGACGGTCCAGGCATCAGACCCCGGGTCATACACGGCCAGTTCTTTATGGGGGGAGCCATGCACATAAAGGCGCCCATTAATTGCCGCGCACTCGAGCGACGAGTACGCGGGCGGCGCCTTCAGAGTCACCCACGCATTATTTTGAGGGTCGTATCGATATAGAGCGCTGACTGATGCACGGCCACCCCCGATATCTTGCTCCCGCGCCACTACATACAGCGAGTCATCAATCACGGCCATGCCCGGCGAGTACAGCCCCTGCGGCAGGTTCGCGATATAGCCCCATGTATCAAGCGCGGGGTCATAGCACAGCACGGTCGCCATCCATGCCGCCCCGGCCGAGCCACTCGACAGGCCGCCAGCGACATAAATCTTGCCGCGATACTCAGCCGCGCCGAACGTAGCCCGCGTGACTGGCATATCTGCCATTTGGCGCCACAGATTTTGTGCGGGGTCATAACGCCAGACGTCGCGGCGATGTGTGCCGGATGTCGAACCGCCCATGACATACAAATACCCGTCACACGAAACCATCTCAGCAAGAGCCCGACCAGCAGGACCGGAAGCCAACGTCGTGTAGGTGCCGTGCAGCGGGTCAGACGTCACGAACCCTACAGCGGGAGACCAATCGCTATCGCCCGCACTCTGCGCGCGATAACGAACGCGTACAAAGAACGGGGAAGCGGGGGCCAGAGCAACCGGGGGCGTCCACGATGTCAGCGAGCCAGTCGACCAGCCGCTGTCGGCGAGCACAGTCGAAAAGTCGGCGACGGTTGAAACCTGCCAGCGGCTCGCCGCATGGGTATCAGCGCCGCCGTAGACGCTGAACGGGTCAGCCTTAAACGTGCGGGTACTGACGTTCTCCTGCCCGTCCATAGGGCTGATGATCGCCGGGCGGCGCACATAGACCGCCGTCGTATTGAACGCCACCGGCGCCGACCAGGCCGATACCAGCGTGACGCCGTGGTACTGCGCGCGGACGTAGTAGCGGGTCGACGGATCAAGACGCACGCCGGCAGCGGCCAGACTGACCGCCGTCAAGGCGCCCGCGCCCTGCTGATCGAATACCAGATCAGTGAATGCAAGGTCGCGGGCGACCTGCCAGCGGGTTTCAGCGTGACTGTCGTAACCGGCCGGATAGACGACGAACGCCGAGGCCGCCAGATCAGGCTCAAAGTTCACATTGGTGGCACCTGCCAGCGGCGCGAGGATTTCCGGCGCTGCAATGGCCGCCGCACCGACGGCCAGGCGATAGGTCGCGCGGACGTTGTCGCGGGTGACGACCAAGTCAAGCGTGCCGGCTTCTGCCTCGGCCGGCACGTCCAGCGTCACGGCGGCGCCGTTACGCGTCACGGTGCCCGCAGTAGCGGCCACGGTGTAGACCGAAAAGCTGTCGAAGTCGGTAATGGTGAAGCTGTTCGAGCTGGCCGGATAGACCAGCGTCGGGCCGGTCAGGCTGACGTTCAGCGCACGGCCGGGGCCGGCCTCCTCGTTGTTCACGAACAACACGCGGGTTCCGGCCGGCAGCGGGTCGTCAAGTTGCAACTGAGTTGCAGACAGGGCCGTCCAGGCTTCACGCGACAGGCGCTCGCCGTTGATGTAGACCGCCAGGCCGTTGGTGACGGTCTTTTGCAGCGTGAACACGCGCTGATTCGCCACCGCCGTGCGCGGCTCCTCGATGCTGGTCAGGCGCACGTCGAAGCCGTCGAGCTCGGGGTCGAAGTATTCGACGTCGCCCTCGGCATTGCTGGCCTTGCGCACCATCTGGCCGACAGTGCCACCCTCGGGCATCAGGCGCGGCTTGAGCGCGTCAACCTCACTTTTCAGAGCGATGGTGATGTAGTCGTCGATCACGGCGGTGACGTTTTCGGCATTGCCGACCACGGTCACCAGGTCGAAGATGCCCTCCCACACCACCGCCGCACCCTCGGCCGGCAGGAAGTCGCACTCGTCGCCCGCGTTGCTGTAGCTGTACAGCACCTCGGCGCCGGTGTCGGGATCCTCGGCGAAGGTCGCCAGCTCGCGCATGTAAAAGCCGGTCGCCACGCCCTGGTTGGTCATGATCACGCGCAGCACGGCGGTTCCGTCGCCGGGCACCTCCTGCCGTTGAATCGACAGCGTCTGGCACTCGTTGACCAGGGCGACCAGGGCGTCAGGATCAGCCGGCGGCAGGCCATCGCCCAGCGCCACGCGCGTGAATTTCAGGAGCTGGCCGGTCTGCGCCTTGGCTTGCAGCTCGCGGCCGGCAGCGGTCATTTTCAAGCCGGGGAAGTTAGCCATCGATAGCCTCGATACGGTAAAGGGTGGCGGCGCGCAAAACGCCGGCGGCGTACTGCCGCAAAGGGGTTGCCGTGACGGCGGTCATGGTGCGCAGGGTCCAGACGCGGGCGCTCTGCAGCGCGGTGCCGATGGCCATCACCACGGGCGGCGTTTCGACTCGGATCGGCTCGGGCATCACCGCCAACGTGCCGGCCTGCTGCACGAACTGCGCGAGCCGCAAGCGCTGCGCAAGCGGGATCCGCTTCTCGACTCGGATCTCGATCACGTCGCGTTCGGCCTTGGCTTCACCGATACGGTGACCGAGGTTCACGTAGTCGGCGGCGGTCTGGTTGCGCTCGCTGGTGGCGACGATCTGCAGCGTGTAGGGCGCGGCGCCCGACTCATGCCAGGGCACGAAGCGCGGGGCGAAACCGGTCGTTTCCAGCGCAAGGCGCAGCGCCTTGCGGGTACCGGCAAGGCGCTTGGTCGGCCAGCTCGCCAGCACGGCGGCGCGCTTGTCAGCCTCGGCGGCCGTCGAGTCCCAGCCGATCGCCGCGCGATCGGCGGCGAGGTAGGCCAGAAAGTCGACCGGGGCGTGCGCTGGATCCATCAGCGCCGGGAATGGCGGGGCGATCCGTTCGAGCAGCTTGTCGAATGCCAGGTCGAGCCCGGCCTCGAGCAGCGAGCGATTCGGCGGCAACACGCTCAGCCGCTGGGCGTCGTCACTCATAGCGTCCTAACCTCGATCTCGACGCCCTCACAATAGGGCGCCTGGCTGGCGGCGCATTCGATCGGGGCCAGCGGCTCGAGCAGCTCGAGCCGCTCGGCACCGGCTGCGTGCAGCACGTAGTCGATCCGGCTCGGGTCGACGTAGCCCTCGAGGATGTGCCGCTCGGCGGCATAGGCCGCGAGCGCGGCCTCGGCCTGCCCCTTGGTCAGCGCGGCGTCGGGGCCGTTGTTGATGTAGACGATCGCGCGGATCCAGTACCGAACGATTTCGGCGCCCTGGACGGTCACGAGATCCGTTTCGGGGCGCACGTCATCGCGGGCGAAGTGCCGGCGAACCGCCTCGAGCAGCTCCTCCGAGGCCGTGCCGTCGCCTTCGCGAGCCAGCACCGTGACGGCGACCTGGCCCGGGGCCGTCTGGCGACCGTTGGCGTCTTTCACCTTGGCCGCCATGCTGTCGGCGCCGAACGTGTAGGTGACGACCACCTGGTTCGCGGCAGGCGCCTCGACGGTCACCGTCGCGCGCTCGCCGAGGGTCATCGCCTCGCGCCGGTACTGCAGGCGGGAACCTGCGGCCGGGGCGTGCGGCGCCAGGTAGTAGCGGATCCGCGCGTCGCCGTCTGACTCCTCCTCGGCCGGTACCGGCGGGAAGGCGTTCGGGTTGCCCTCGCTGATGATGCGGCGCTCGAGACCCATATCGGCGAGGCGGGCGTCGAGGTTCGATCCCTCGGCCCACCAGGCGAGCATTTGTTTGATTCGCGCGTTATAGCGCCGTTCGTGCGTCTGCAGGCGCACGGTCATGGCCTGCAGCAGCAGCGACAGCAGCTCGCCGTCGTTCTCGAGCGACTCGGCGACCCGCGCGGCCTTCTCCGGGTCGCGCGCCTGGATGTAGGCCAGCGTGTCGGCCTTGAACTCCTCGAGCAGCGTCTCGAACTGCTCGACTTTGACGATCTCCGGCTCGGCCAGTTGGTTGAGCCCGGGAATAAGCATCGTGCTCACGTGACCACCTCGAACGACATTTTTCGGTTTTTCCAGGTACCGGCCAGGCGCAGGCGTAGCCCGGCGCCCTCACGGGTCGCGATGACCGTCTCCGGCTTGAATTCGCTGATGCCGTTGGCCTGGTTGTAAAAGGCGTCGATGGCGTCGCCCTGCGCGAGGATCAGCAGGCCATCGCCCATGTTCTTGGCCATGCGCGTCGGCAGGCGGCACCCATACAGCGGCCGCTTTTGCCGGGTGCCGAGCGGCGTTGTCAGGGCGCGGGTCGCGCGCTGGACGAACTGCGGCCAGTCGTCGACGGTCGCGCCCGTATCGCGGTCGATTCCGATCATGCTGGTACCCCGCCGGTGCTCGGCCCGCCTGAATTCAGGTGTTTGTGATCCTTGCCGATGTTCTTGCCGTCGTGGTCGACGGCGCCGCCAATGTGCGAAAAGCCGGCGGCGGTGACCTTGAAGCCCACCGCGCCGAGCATCACGACGACGCCCTCGCGGTCGGCCTTCACCGACAGCGGGCCGTTCTGCCAGTTGAAGGCGTGGGCGGCGTGGTCATAGCTGCTTTCGGTGCCGTCCGGATACGTGCGGCGAACCAGCTCTGGCGCGGTCGAGGCCAGCGGGAACGAGTCGCGCGGCAGGCCGCACAAGGCGACCGACTGCGCGCTGCCATCGCCGCCGCCATAGTTGATCAGCAGGCATTGCTCGCCGACCGAGGGGTGACGGGTTTCGCTCACCTCACCGGCGGCCGGGTTGAAGTATTTCACCGGCGGCGACGTCAGCTCGCCGTGGCTTACCTTGCAGGTGCCGGACGCCGTGTCGACGCTGGCCACGGTACCGAGGCGCGCCTGCCCCTCGGCGCGGCGCTGCAGGTCGTCGATTTCCGCCTCGAGCTCGAGGAGCCGATCGAGGATCGGCGCCAGGGCGATGCGCAGGTATGCGTCGAACATTACGCCCCCTCGAGCGGCACGAACTCGTCCTCGGTGCGGGGCGAATCATCATCTAGGCGCCAGGAGACCAGCGGCATGCCGGTGATGCTTGGCTCCTCGATCGGCAGGCCCGGCGTGATCACCTGGCGGAACGTCACGCCCCAGGCGTCATAACCGTCGTCGCCCTTCTGGAACATCGACGGGCCGCTGTGCAGGTCGCACGGCACCTCGCAGTTCAGGCCCCGGAAGCCCCAGCGGTTGAGATCCGTCAGGCGCTCGAGGCATGTGGCCAGGTTGGCCGCCTCGAGCGCTGCAAATTGGCGCGAGCGGGCGACCACTGCATGCAGGGTTACGCTCACGTTATGGGCGTAACGCCCGTCGTTCTGCCGCTCGCTCGTCGACGTGCGCTCGAGCTCGATCAGCACGGTCGCGTCGCCGACGTAACCGTCCCACTCCTCGTAATTCGCCACGCTGACGCCCAGGCCGGCGGCATGGATCGCGTCACCGATCGCGAAAAACAGATCCGACAGCTTGTCGAGCGGCCGGTAAACCTTACTGACTGAGGACATAACGGGCCTCTTGCTCGAACAGCTCGGCGAACCGCTCCATCGAGCGCTTTTCCCAGCGCGACAGCACGTCCAGGGCGGGGCCGTCCCAATCTTCCGTAACGCGCTGGATTGGCAGGCGCTCGCGGCCCTTGCGCCGCCAAACGAGGCGGTGCCGGGTGTTCATGGGGGAGATAAACGCGTCATCGTAGGCGCGGTGCCCGACCTTGACGCCGGTCGGCGTCTGCTGCGGCGTGCCCAGGTAATGCACGCTGATCGGGTTCAGGCCGACCCACAATTTGACTTCGTTCGCGGTCGACCTGGTGTTGATGATGTAGCGGTGACGAACGGGGCTTTGCGTGATGCGCAACTCGCGGGCGATTTCCCGCGTGCTGTGCGTGCGCAGCCACTGCGCGGTTTTCCGCAGGGCGCGAGCGGCGGCAATGTCCAGCTTTCGCGGGGCGTCCCGGAGGAGCTCCTCGACGCTGGCCCAGCCGTCCGCCTGCAGGTTTAGTTCGTAGCCTGCCATTTCCCGCGCTCCGGCTTGGATTCCCGCGCCCCGTAGGGCACGAGCGTCATCAGCGAGCGGATCCGGCCGAGCGGCTCGACGTTGGCGATCGACCAGGCGACGCCGTCGATCTCGAGGCGCTGCGCCCGGTACAGCTCGGGCACGTCGCGGGTCGCGACCTGGACTTTCACCTGGTCGGGCCGCACGCGCAGGTTTGCCGCGTTGGGATCGATGCCGGAGCGGTACAGCGGCCCGGATCGATCACGCGGGTTCTGCATGCCGAGGATCTCGCGAGGCGGCTGGCCGTCCACGATCAGCACGAGCCGGAGCCCGAACTCGTCCGGATCGAACATCGCCTCGAGGTCGTCCTCGCCGATCACTTCGCGGCGGCCTTAGTCGCCGGCTTCGCGGCTGCAGCCTTGGCCGCTTCCAGCGCCTTGACCTCGGCGTCTAGGGTTTCTTTCCGCTCGCTCAGGTGCGCGATAACGCCCTCGAGCGACTGCAGATCAGCGGCCAGCACGTTTTTTCGCTCCTGGAGGCGCTCGATCTCGCCCTCGAGGAAGCTTTTCTGCTCGGCCAGCGCGTCGACATCGCCGAGCAATGCGTCGGCGTCCTCCTCGCTGGCCCGGTATTCGGCGATTTCCTCGTCGGTAGCGTCGCGGGCGATCTTCCCGGCTACCAGGTTGTTTCTGGTCTCGCGAGAGACCGCCGTGATGGTATCCGCCGCGACTGACTCCTGGCCGAACATCGTCGCGCGCAGGGTAACCACCACATAGCCTTTATTCATGGTCATGACTGCTTTCCTCCGGGCATAAAAAAGGGGGCCGAAGCCCCCTCACCTGCCCGCATCAGGTTCTTACGGTGCTACCGCCTTGCGCAGCACGTTGAACGACTCCAGGCGACGCGCGTTGGTGTCGACGTCCTGGAAGATCCGCAGGATCAGGCCGTCACTGCCGGCCTTCTTCGCGGTGTCGACCTTGATGTCGACCACGCCCCAAAGCGCGGTGATGATCTGCGACCAGTCGCCGAAGATCCACGCGTCCGAGGGCACCTGGTTGGTCGCTTCGGCGCGGTAGCCGTTGACCTCGCCACGGTGCCAGATGCGTTCGCCAGTGTTCTCGAAAACTTGCGTTTTCTTTGCCTGGCCGCGCTGCGTCGGGCTTGTGAGGTAGGCCATGTTTGCCGCCTCGGCGTTCGCCGTGGCGATGCCCGTTTCCAGATCGACAATGTCGTCCCAGGACACGCGAGTGTCATACGTGAAGCCCGGGATGCCCGGTTGATTCAGCAGGCCGAGCGGCTGATTGTTCTCGCCGGTGCCGAGGATCTGCGCCAAGTCGACCGCCACGGCGATGCCGTCGATCATGTCTTGACGCATCAGATCCTCAACCGAGAGGCTCGACTGCTTGCGCAGACGACGGGTCACCGCCAAGGCGCCCGCGATGGTCTTCGGCGACAGCGACAGCGTCGAGAAGTCGAAATCGGACTCGTCCGGCTCGTTGTCCTCGTCCAACCAATAAAAGTTGGTGCCGGATGTCTTACGCGGGATCGCGAGATCGCCCTGCAGACCGCTCAACACACGAGCGCCGAGACGGCCGATCAGCGCCTTATTGCGCAGCACGTCGACGAACTGATCGATGCGCAGGTCGGTATCGACCAGGACGCCGCCCTTGCTCGGGGTCTTCTTCTCGAGCTGACGCTCGAAAATTACCTCGTGCGGCACGTACAGCCCGCGCGATTCTTTCTTCGACGCGTCCTGAATGGCGAGCGAAACCTCGCGCTCGAAACCGGCTTTCGACCAATCACCAGTCGCCAGGGCGTTGATGGCGCGCATCAGGGAATAGGTTTTCTTTTCCTTGTCCGTGACGCCGAGCTCGCGCATGTTCTGCCCGGGCTTGGTGAAGTTCGGCAGGTCGCGAGCGCCCTCCACCGGCTTATCGCCGCCGACGGGCTGCTGCGGCGCCATACGCTGCAGGATCATCGCCGTGGTCTGGGCTACGGTGTAGCCCTCGCTGACGGCCTTCTGAGCCAAAGCGCGCTGACCATGCAGCTCGCCGAGGGCATAAATGTCCGCGCAGCGGCGGCGCTCGGAGGCAGCCGGGTCGCGAGGCGTAGCCGGAAGGCCGCGCTGCTGCTCGTTCGGCTGGTTGTTGCCGGCTTCGGTGGTTTCGTCGGCCAGGGTAGTTTCTTCAGGGTCCATCTTTCGTCCTCGAATAATCGTTACGTGTGTTTCAGGGGAAGATCGGCCGACGCCGACGGTGGGGTCTGCCGGAACGGATACGCTGGAAACCTCGTAGGGCTCCCAACTGATGGCGCGATAGCGCTCGGTGCCGTCTGGCCCGTATTCAGGAACCAGGACGTGAAGCAGGTAGCTCAGCGAGACGTTGACGCGGATCTCGTCGACGACGTCCTGCCAGATTTCCTCGGCCGCCTTGCTCCTGGAGAAGCGCACTCGAGCCCGCAGGCGCCGGTCGGGGCCTAGCCAGCACTCCTCGACGACGCCGATCTGACGACTTCGGTTGTGGTTATCCAGGAGCGGCGCGCGCTGCATGCGAGTGAGGTTGATCGATTCCGGGGAGTGGTCGAGCACCTCGACCCCAAAGTCCCGCATGACAGGAAACTCGCTCGAGATCGCGACCTCAACGGTTCGCCTTTCCTTGTCGATCGTCGCGAGATCAACCTCGAGCGCTCGACTGACCGGGCGGCCCTCGAGCGTTCGAGTGTTTGGGGTCTCTGCGTCAATCTTCTTCGAGCAGGGATTGCTCTTCGGCATTGGCCGGTTCCCTCTTTTCGGGCGTTGTGGGCAGCAGGCCACGGCGGCGCAGATCCGCCTCCTCGCGCTCGAGCTCGTCCCAATGATCGTCAGGGTCGAGGCCGGCCTGCCGGACGTAATAACCGCGCGTCTTTGTGCGGTTTCCGATGCTTTCCGTCGCCGCCTTGCTGTCCTTCAATGGATCCACCCAATCCCAGCCGCGCGGAATCCACGCCAGATCGCAATAGCGCTCGTAATTCCGGGGAGGTAGAGGCAGGGCGCCGGTTAGCATCGACTGCGCGAGCCAGGTCTCGCCGACGCGGACGAGAAACGAGTTGATGACGAACTGTTGAACGACCTTGTAAAAGTCGCGCTCGTCGAGCTCACCGCTGCGCAGGCTGGAAAAGCTGACGTTTTCCAGGTCATTGCCGAGGCGGTTGTAACTTGGCCCAAGGCCCGCCGCGATGCCGCGCAGGCCCTGCTTTGTGAAGGGGGCGAACTGCGACGGCGAGCTGCTTTGTAGTGGCTTGAAAGTCACCCCGTAGGGCAGCAAACGAGCCGTGCCGGCCTCGATTTCCTCGACGATCTCGCCATCGTCTTCGCCTTCCTCGGGCGGGTCGAGCCACTCCGGATCCTGCTCGTAATTGCCGGTGATCTTGGCGCTCATTTCCGCCTTGATCAGCTCGGCCGTCCGATACTCGTCCAGGTGATGCAGCTCAGGTGCCGAGGCATGCGTCCAAGTGAAACCGCGCGACTGATGCGGCCGCCACGGCTCGAACGTATGGATCAGATCAGCAGCGAGAACTCGCTCGTATCGCTCCTCGTTCCGGTGATAGATGTCGCCGGGATGGCTGCGCAGCAGCCAATAAGCGACAGGGCGTTCCCAGCCGTCGCGCTCGACGCCCATGCGGACAATGTTGCCATTATCGAGCTCGGTGTTTAGATCAAGGTCGAGGCGATCGATCTCGAGGATCTGCAGCGCAAAGCCCCACCGATTCGGCCAGTTGCGCACCAGGCGAACCATTACCTCGCCATCACGGGCCAATGTCTCGGCCCATAGATTCATGAACGTGGTGAAGTGGTAAGTGGCCGTAACGTCGCAGTTACCCAACCTGCAGAACTTGCGCCATTCCTTCTCGATCAGCCGGCGCGTTTTCCGATCTGGCTCGCCTCGAGCGTTCACAGCCTTGGACTGCAAGGCAATGCCATGAGGCCCGATGACGTTCTGTTTCAGCAGCCGGTAAAACCGCTTTGCATACGGGCTATTGATCGACTGCTCACGTGCTCGAGCGCGAAGCGTCGTATGGTCTCGATAGATCTCCTGGTTCGCGTCGCCCTGCGTGCTGCGCAGATCCCAGCTCGACGTTAGACGCGTCCGCGAGGCGGCCGTAAACGAACGCCGCCCGCTACGCTTCTCGACGACTTGCGGCTCGATTCTGGCGGCTGCAGGTGCAGGCGGCGCACTCCGGCCAAAGGCCAGGCGCAGACGTTCGGATAACTTCATATCAGAGCCTTGCCTTTATGGGCCGGAATAGCTGACGGCCGCCGCGCTGCTGTCGAACTTCGCGCATGTAATGCTTGCGCAGCTCGTTCAGCCGCTCGATCGGAATCCGGTCGAGACGTTGCCCGTCGATTTCGTAGCTTTGTTGGTCTTTGGGGATCCGCTTCTCGAGGGCGGCCTCGATCAGCGCGAGCATTCGTTCCGCGTGACTGCGAACATCGCCGAGGGCCGCCGTCTCGAGGTTCGGACTGACCTCGAGGCGGCCTTCGGCGAGCGTTACTCGCTGATCACCATTGATCAGCAGAGCCACCCAGCGGTAAGAACCGGGCGCCCATGTAGCCGTCGCCCCGGACGTCAGTTCGACGCGGTACGGGTCGCCCGGCATCGCCTCAACCTGATGGCGCTCCGGGCCGTTGAACACATACCGGAGCGACCAGCCGGACGACGCGCGATATGCGGGCACGGCCCGTTCCCAGGACACGGAGTCACCGGCGTGCAGGGTTTTCGGTTCCATGTGATGCCTATCGGTTTTTACGGATGATCCGGAAGCGGCCAGCCCGCGCCTTGGCCGGCTTGGCCTCATCCTTTCGGGCTCGGCTTCTCGGCTTCGGCGGAGGGGCTTCGGGCGGTTCTGTTTCCTGGTCGACCTCGGGCTCGGAAACCGGCGAGGCGACCGGGGATGGCTCAGCGGGCACCGCGTCGGGGCGCACCGCCTGCAGCAGCTCGGCGCGCGTCAGCGCCCCGGTGTTGCGTTTGTGCAGCTTGTCCCGTAGCGCGAGGATGTACTGCATCGCCTCGCAGTCGAGGTAATGGTTTTCGCCGACCTGGTGGAACGTGCCGTCGGACTCGTGCCACTCCTCGCCGACCAGTTGTTTGCAATAGTCGTCGGTGACCTGCTGATGCAGCAGCCACCAGCCCGGGCGGTTGTCAGGCCGACCGAAACGGCTATGCACCCAGCGTTTCGCGAGTGGCGAATCGAAGGCCCACCGAGCGTCGCCGCGCTTGCGCGTCTTGCCCTGTTTGTTGACCTCGACCACTTCCTTTCGGAACGGCTTGTCGAGCTTCTCCCGGCCGCGCAGGGCGACAGCGCGCCCCTTGTGCAGGTTGATGAACTTGTAAACCTGGTCGTCGCGGTAACCGATGTCGATGCCGATCGTGTTGATGCCGTGCTCGCCGTATTCGGTGTCGAGCAGCTCCGAGAGCTGCTCCCATACGGCGTCCTGATCCGTCTCGCCCCACAGCTCGCCATGCTCCAGGAGCATCGAGCCGAGGCCGGGGAACCAGGCGCGCACGACGTAAACGAGCCGGTTTTTCTGGACGTCAGTCGTGCAGTAGATCCGCAGCGGCTCGAGCAGCAGCTCGCCCGCCTTGTAACCCCAGCACAGCGCGCGCAGTTCTTCCCAGCTCGGCACGTCGCCAGCCTCGGCGTATACCTCGCCGAATCCGGTGTTGTAGACGGCCAGCAGCTTGGCCGGGTCGCCATCGCGCAGGGCCGCGAGCAGCTTTTTCGCGAGGAAGCCATAAGACTTTTTCACCGCGAACGAGCACAGACCGGAGACCCAAAACGAGAAGTGCGTAAAGCCCGCCGTGTCGGCCGTGCCCTCGATCTTGCCGCCCTTGGCGATCGACTCGCCTGGCGCTACCGCGACGCCCCGGGCATTCATCCAGGGCCGGAACTTGTCCTCGATCATGTCGCCGCAGCACGGGCAGACGAGGCGCGCTTGCTTGAACGCTTCGTCCGGGGTGCATTCGTCTTTCGAGCCCTTGCCGGGCCACCAGAGCAGGCCCGACCAGGGCACGAAGTATTCGCTGCAGGTCGGGCACGGGACGGCCCACTCGTGGCGGGTGCCCGACTGCCAGAGCTGCCAGACCTTCGAGCCGATCTTTTTGACCTCGGCCGGCACCCAATGCCATAGGCCGGTGCGCTCGTCTTTCCGGCGCTCGACTTTGCCGTGCGTTGGCGTGGCGGTGTAACCGACTTTCGAGTCCGCGTAGGCATCGCCCCGGGCCTCGATGATCTCGGTCGTGTCGCCCTCGCCCGTGTTGACGATCCGGTCAACCTCGTCGACCAGTACCAGGCCGGCAGAGTCTGCGGCCAGCTCGGTCGCGGATCCAGCCCAGGCGAAACGGAATTTCGTGCCGCCGACCCACTTGACGGTTTGCGTGCTGCGGGCCTCGTATTTCGAGGCCAGCGATTCGCACTCGTCGAACATGGCCATGAACTTCGGCTCGACGGTGCCAGTGATCAGCGGCTTCGTCGGCGCCACGTACAGGCACGGCGTCGGATCCTCGTCGAGGCGGTGGCCGATGACGTTTTCCATCGTCACCGACTTGCCCATTTGCGTGCCCATCACGAACGTGACACGCGAGAAGCACGGTTGAGCGAACGCCCAGGCGACCGGGCGCATATACGGGTTCGTGTCAGGGTTGAACGGGCCGGGGATCGGCGCGCTCGGCGGCATGATCCGCTTATCGCCCGCCCACTGGTCAGCCGTCCGAGGCGGCGGCGCCTGGACCATCTTCGCCGCTTGCGCGATCGATTTCGTCAAGGTCCGCAGCGAGGTCAGATGCTCGACGTTCGAGGCGGTCGGCAGTAGCCGCGCGGATACGCCGCGTTTCCTCAAAAACTCGAGCTCGGATGGTGGCAGGGTCATCGATCACCGCCAGGTCGGCAGCGCAGCGCGAGGGCAGCGCGTCAAGTTGGGTCGCGTAGACGGCGGCAACGCTGACCAGGATCTGCGCGACCGTGTCGGCCGGCAGCAGGCGACCGCGTGCCGTGTCGATTTCGATCTGCAGTTTTTCCCGGCGGGCTTTCTTGAGCAGGCGATCCTCGGTCGAAGCCGAGTTGAGCCCGTCCTCGTCGTCGCCCTCCTCGCCCATTTCGCGGCGAACCTCGCGGGCGATCAGCCAACTGATCGCGGCCTCGCTGTCGATCTGGACCTCGACGCCCCGACCGCCACCGCCTGCCGTCGGCAGGCCGTCCTCGATCAGCTTGGAGATCCAGCGCGGCGACTTGCCGATCAGTTCGCCGAACTCCTTTTTGCTGACGATCTTGCCCATGGGGAGAAAGGACCAAAGGAGTTAAGGAACAAAGGAACAAAAGCGCATAAGTCCTTTTGAACTTATCCGCTTTTACGCCTTGGCGTTTTGGGTCGAGGCCCCGCCGCGTCTGGCTGCGGGGTCAGCCGAGCGATGCAGTCGGGCAGGGCCTCAGAACAGAAGAAAGGACTGGAAAACCAGCCCGGAACACGCTCGAATCCCGCGAGTTCCTCACCCGTGAAGGGGGAGGGGGCGGGGGAGGACCCAAAAGGCCCGGCGCGCTCCTTTTTGGTGCATCAGACGCCGCCGCGACCGATGTCGATCGCTTCCGAGCACGGACCGCCAGGGCAGGCGCACGCCGAGGCGTCACCGCTGACAGCCCCGCACCGCTTCTCGAGCGTGGCGCGGATCTCGTCCAGGGCATCGGCTGCGTTCACGCCGCGCAGTTGATGCACGGTTTGCTTGAGCATGTAGCCCTCGAGCTCCCACAGCTTTTCGCGGGCCAGCTCGCGCGCCTTCTTGGTCGCGATCTCGACGCCGAGGTCATAGCGGAAGTTCGAGGGGCTCACAGCGGCAGAGCTGCCAGTCACCACATGGAAGCCGCTCGGCAGAAATGCCGAGGCCAGGATCGTGGTCGTTCCTGGTATGTGATGGATGTCGAAGGTCAGCGACTCGACCAGGCTGTCGATACGCTGGGGAGTGATGCGGGGGGCAGTGAGACCGAGCGAGGCGATCTTCGTCTCGATCTGCTGTTCGTCTGGGGTCATGCGTTTGGTTCCTTGCGCACATGCAGCGGAAGCGCTGCCCATAGGGTTATAACGGCCGAGATTCGCGATTCAACTCGATCAGGGCGCGCCGGCCTGGCCGGTTCGCGCCTTGTAGTCGCGCAGCAGCTCGAGCAGGCTTTTCAACTGCTCGGCGTTGGCGTTGCAGGAGGTGTAATTTCCGACGACGGTTTCGGCGACGGTAGAGAGCGCAATTCCTGCGGGTCGCGCATCAGCAGCTCCGGCAGGTGCAGGGGCTGGCAAACTTGCGGCGCCTGCGTCGTGCAGCCGGACAAAGCCAGCAGGAACAGTGCAAGCGCGATCGGCTTCGGCAGAGACATAAACGGGCACCTCTTTGATGATGGTTCGGCCGACCTTCTCGACCACCTGGACGCGGTCGACGTACTTCGTCACCACGCGGTCGCGAACAACGCCCAGCGCCTGACCCTGCTCGAAGGCCTGCCGCAACTGCGCGGCCTCGAGCTGCTTTGCCTTGGCCTGCTCGTCGCTCGCGCCGTTGACCCAGCCGAGCGCGTACAGAAGGCCGGCGATCACCGCCAGGCCAATCAGTCCATAAAGTCGGTTCATAAGCCCACCAAAAAGAGATCCCGCTGCAGGGCTCGCCGGAAGATGATCCCGGCGCAGTTGCTTTGCACGAGCCCGCAGTCGCGACCAGCAACAAAGCGCCATCGCATGAACTGCGAAGCCGCAGCCGCGTAGTCGCCCGCTGCGGTCAGGCGATAAAGCGTCGAGCGGGCGAAGGCCGTCGCGCCGACGTTGTAGACGAAATCGGAAAGGGCGATCTTTTGCCAGATCGTCGCCTTTGGCACGGAACGCATGACGACGTCGACGGCGTGGCCGAGGTCGCCCTGCAGGTACGCCGCGCACTGTTCAGGCGTTGCGCGGTCACCAGGGCGGACGCCCTTCGTGTGCCCGGTGCAGATCGTCCAGACGCCGCCGCTGTCGGGGTAGGCCTCGAATTCCGTGCCTTCCATTTCCGGCGTGAGGATCATCAGGCCGGCGATGATGGCCGCGCGCTCGACCGGCGCCGGCAGGCCAGTCTCGTTCACGGTGAAGCCGGCAGCGGCCAGCGACAGCGTCACCGCCGCGATGATGCGTTTAACCAGCGTCATCGCTTTCGCCCTCGGCAGGCTTGCCGCGCGCGCGCAGCATCTTGATCAGCGGCACGACCCAGCGGCGGCCGACCAGGTCGACCAGCAGCACCAGGTAATAGAGCACGGGGATCAGCAGCGCCCAGGTTTGCAGGGTCACACCGTAGAGCGCGAAGCCGGCGGCGCCGGGCACTAGTTTGACGCCCTCGGAGGCGCCCAGCTCGGCAAGCGGCTGCAGTTTGTTGGCATCCATCGGGAGGCATCCGGTAATAAAAAAGCCCCGCACGAGGGCGGGGCGAAGGGATCCGGAAGCGAGAGGGCCAGCGGATCAGGGAGAGGTGCGCCGCTCGTGGACGCTTCGACCAGAAACGCAAAAGCCCGCACGGGGCGGGCTTTTGGTTTGCATGTGTCGCATTAGAGCAGTTATTAGACTTTAATCCGGACTTTTGCGCAATACCCCTTTTGCGCTTTTTCGCTAATGCCTAAAAGTGCAAATGTTCTTTTGTTCTTTTATGGCTGCGTCGTCCAGCTCGAGCAGCGTGGCGTCGGTACGACGGACGATGTTCGTGTATCCAGCATCCTCGCGCGACAGGTAGAAGTTCGGGCCGTCCGGGCCGCGATAGTCGACCAGATAGCCGACGTGCTCGCGGTACCACATGAGCCGATCCGGGCAGCGATCGATTCGCAGAACCTGGCGCTTCATCGCAGCGCCCTCGCCCAGCCGGCCCGGGCGCCCTCGAGCGAGTGATAACCCGCATCGTCGAAGCCGCACGAGCAATACGCACCCCACAGGCCGGCCCGCTGGCGGAAGCGTGGCGCCGGGGAGGGCTTGCAGCCGTGCCGAGGCAGATCCGGGTCGTTGATCAGATTCCAGGAAGCCAGCGCGCGGGCCTCTGACGTCGTCAGCTCGCCGCGATGCTTGCAGCCAGTGCAGGCATAGACCCGCATATCGCTGTTCGGGTCGAGACGGCGCTCCGGAAGGGCGCCGCACTGCGAGCAGGCAAGGGCGGCCATCACAGCCCCCTATCGAGCAGAACGAAGCCATAGCCCCGCATGGCCTTGCAAAGCGCGGTCAGCGCCTCGCGATCGAGCTCGAGCAGCGTCTCGCGCAGCGCCTGCCAGCGCCCGGCCCAATGCTTGTCCCAATTGGCCACGGTGACGCCGAGCAACTGCTGCAGGCGGGCCGGCTGATGCAGCACCTTGCCGCAGTTCGCGGCCCGCTTGACGTCTTGAACGGCCAGGTGCGCGAGGCTCCTGACCTTCTGCAGCGTCTTCGCCTGGATCTTGCCGAGCGTTGGCTCGTGGCGCGCCCACAGCGCCGCCACCGCGCCCGCTTCGTCGTCCCACACCTTCGAGTCGGCGTAGGCGTAGCGAATCCAGTGCTGCAGCTCAGGCGGCAGGCCGGCAACAGCGCGGACGACGTGCGCGTCCTGGAATGCGAGCGGGCCTAGGGGAATCGAGGCCTTCTTTTTCGGGCGGGTCTCGCTGGCGATCACGCGGGTCGTTCCTTTCGCCAGGCTGGCGACGTATGCGGCGGGGAGGCGACCGACGTGGTCACCACCCTCGGCGGGGCACTCGCGCAGCGCCTCGAGGTGCGCCGGGAAGGCCTCGCGGGTGTTTTCGGTCGTGTACTGGCCGACGAACTTGCCGTCGTCCTCGCGGAAGTGCTGCGCGCCCAGAAAGGCGCCGAGGACGAGGTCGCGCATGATCGCGCGGTCGTGCTCGATCACCTCGGGAAGGGGACGCGGCTTGATCTTGGCCGCTGGCTTGGCCGGGCTTTCGGTGTGGTCCAGGACGTAGACCGCACCGGAAACAGGGCCAGCCGAGGAGCGAGCGGGACGGCTCGACAGGCTCAGCGTCTCCATTGGCGCGCCTCCTTTCGCTCGGCGAAGGCCTTGCAGGGCGCGCAGTGCTCGGTTCCCGGCATCGCGAGCATGCGGTCGAGGCTCAGCGGCTTGCCGCAGCCGCTGCAATGCGTAGCCGGCGCGAGCACCACCAGGTCGGCCGGCATGGCCAGGCGAGAGGCGCGGGCGTCCATGAACGCGGCGCCGATATCGAGCTGCAGGTCGGTCATAAAATCGCAGGCGTCAGGCATTGAACAGCCCCCTCGGCGCGGATCCGACAGAACCGTGCAGGAAGTCGCGCTCGAGCAGCCCGGCGAACTCCTCGCTGACCTTCGCGAACAGCGATTGCCACCAGGCCTCGGCGCCTGCCTCGGTCATCGCGTCAAAGAACGCGTCGGCCTCTGCTGGCGAGCCGAAGTGCTTCACCGTCGACCCCTTAGCCCCGAAAACCTCGCCCTCGATCCGAACACGGTTCACGCCCGACAGGCGCTCGTTCGTGATGCGGAACTTCACCGCATCGGCGGGCTTGTACACCTTGAGCAGCGCGGAGACGCTCATTCGGCGCCCTCCTTTTTTCGTGACGGGAAGGCGGTCAGCGCTTTGTAATCGTGACAGTCACGCCTAATTTGATCGGCCACATTCCGGGCGACCAGGGTGATGAACTCGGCCCACTGCTCGAACCCTTCGGTCTGGCAAATCAGATCGAGGTCGTCGCGGGTGCCCGGGTATACGTCGAACTTGTAGGGGAGGGACTGCGCGCGCACCAGGCTCGCGCCCTCGGCATTGCGCTTGCGCTCTTGCCGCCGGCGGGCGAGCTCGCGCGCTCGTTCTACAGGCCCCAGCGGCTTGCCGTCAGGCCCCAGGATCACGGTCGCATGCCTACCCATGGGCCACCGCCTTCGCCAGGCGAACCAGGCGGTCGAGATCCGGCAGGCTGCGGCCGGTGCCCATGGCCACGGACATAAGCTCGCTGACCATGCGCAGAACGGCGTCAAGGCCTTCGCGCAGCATCAGGTCGACCGCCTGCGGGTCATCGCGCAGCGAGTAATTGCCGTCATGGGCGGGCGTCGCAGCAGCGACGAAGGCGCCGAATTCCTGCAGCACCCCGGCCAGATCGGCAGGGACAGGGCCGGCGAGCGGGGGAGAGATCCGGGGCACTCGAATATCGAGGCCGCCGACGAGCTCGACGCACTCGCGGCGAACGTCGTCAGCGATACGGGCCGGCAGGCAGCCGATCCACGTCCATTTCCACTCGAGCGGGAACGGGCTCGTGCCGTTGAAGATCCGGCCGAGGCGGGTCGCCCAGGCTTTGCGCTCTTTCAGATACGCGTCGCCGTCGGTCTCCTCGAGGGCCTTCTCGATCAGGCCAGCAGCCACCAGGGCAGGCGCTAGGAGCTCGTGGGCGAAACGCTCCACGTTCCATTCGGATTGTGTAAACCATTGGTTCGTGTGGCGCAGCACGATTTCCCGTTCCGTCCTACCCTGCATAGCACTTTTTCTCCCGAAAAGTGTCAGATGTCGTTATGGGCACATCTTCGGGATTCCGAATAAAAAGATCAACTAAAATTCAGGATACCGAGTGGAATCCTTATCGATTCCGAACGGAAAATATGCAAGGGACTGAGAGGGCCACCAATGAAAGATATTCAGCACATCGGGCCAGCCATAAAGGCTCGGCGGCAGGCGCGCGGATGGAGCCAGGCGGCGCTATGCGAGGCGGCCGGGAACGCGATCAATACGAGCACGCTGTCGACGACCGAAAACGGCATGAGCCTGCCGAACGTGATGGCCGCTTATGCCGTGGCGAAGGCGCTCGGCACCACCGTCGAGGCCCTGATCGAGGAAGCGAACAATCCGGGGGCTGTTCGGAGCCCCAAAGAAAACGCCGAAAGGGTGCCCGTCGTACCGTGGCACATGGCGGCAGAATGGAAGCTAAACCCCGACATTACGCGGCTTCCAGCGAATACCCCGTGGGTTTTACCGCCGGAGAATGCAACGCCCGGCATGTTCGCCCTGGTCGTGCCTGATGACACCATGCATTCACCCAGCGGCCTGGCGTTTCCAGCCGGGTCGACCATCTTCGTGAACCCTCGCCGCGTGGCCGAGGCGAATGACCTGGTCGTCGGCTACACACACAAGGGCGAGGAGCTGACGTTTAAAAGGTTGATTCAGGACGGAGCGCAGCGGTACCTTCGACCGTTAAATCCTCAATTCCCGATGGTTTCGATCGACGGGAATTTCCAGGTTGTCGGGGTAGTGACAGGCATGCGGATGATCATCGAAAAGGGGGTCATTCGATAAACGGAAAGGTCAAGATTTCGGGATTCTGAAAAAATGACGTAGACTGCGGCGGACCCGCAGTAAATAGCTTTGCAAGGCACCAAAGAAAAAGCCCCGGGTCTGGTAAACCCGGGGCCTCATTCTAATGGTTGCCGACCCCCTAAAGGGTGCTAACAACAGAGCTCAACTTTTGGCGAATTATCTGTTTTGCGGGCAGGTAACTCAGTTGTAGCCAACGGTATGCGTTGAAGCTCAAGTGTAGCACCAGGGGGTCGGGCGTCCAGCGAATGTTCTTTTGTGCTTTTGCGTTTTTGCGCAAAGGAACAAAATGCACAATAGGAATGACAACGCGAGCGCACTGGCCCGGTTCTACGAGGAACGGTTCCGCTCTGACCCTTACGCCCTGGTCGATTATTTCGAGCACGACATCGCGGCGGCTGCGGCGGACGTCGGCATTAAGTGGTCGGCGCTGCAACGCGACATCACGTGGGATGGCAACAAGACTCGCCCCAAAGGCGCGGCATCGGTCACTGACAAGGCCCACCGGGGCAAAGTCATGGCGTGGGCCTCGATCAAGCGGGCCGACGAGTTCGAGTATCCCTTCGTCAACTTCACGAACAACAATCCGGCCGTCGGTAAATCGAGCTGGTCGGGCTTCTCGGCGTTGCTCGAGCTTTTCCGCGAGCAGGGCGGCACCACTACCAGCAAGAAGCATGACGAGTGGCTGAAAAAGCAGGAAGCCGAGCGCACCAAGCGCGAGGCCGCACGCAAGGCCGCCGAGGAGAAGGCCCGCAAGGCCGAGGCCCTGGTCCAGGGCGAGCGCCTGGCCTATGAATCGGCCTGGCATTGCGGCGGGCGCCATGCCTACCAATACGAAGCCGGCGGCAAGATCCGCGACGGTTTCGTCGAGCTGATCGGCGACGAGGACGGATCCGCGCCCTACCTGGTCGCCAAGGGCATCAGCGACGTCGTGTCACGCTTTCAAATGAAACGTATGCGTGACGGTCACGGTTATTTTTCAGCGGTTCCGCTGTACAACATCGACGGCCTTTTCCTCGGCCTGCAACGCCTCTACGCCGACAAGAAACTCCAGGGCACCGGCGTGAAGATGGACGGCGCTCACTGCATCATCGGCGACCTCGAGTCGGCCGATCTGGTGTATGCCGCCGAGGGTTTCGCCACCGGCGCCAGCGTCTGGCTGGCCGAGCACGAGGCCGGCAATAACGTCGCGGTGATCGTGACGTTCAACGTCGACAACCTGAAAAAGGTCGTCACGGCCTACGCCAAGCGCTGCCCGAATCTGCAGATCCGCAACGCGGTCGATAACGACCAATGGAAGCCGGTCGCCGGTAACGCCGGCATGCTGGCCGCCCTCGAGCTCGCGCGCGACTGCAACTCGCCGGCCCTGGTGCCCAACTTCGACGAGCTCGGCGCCGAGGCGATCGCCAAGTTCAAGGCCGACAAGAAAGGCCCGACCGACTGGAACGACTATCACCTCGCGTTCGGCTTGAAGGCTACGGCCAAGGCCCTGCGCGCTCGCGCGACCGTGTTCAAGCCATACAAAGACTGGTTCGCCTACACCCTGCAGCGCCTCCAGTTCTCCGGCGTCACCGCCGAGAAGGCCGCACGCCAGGCGATCAACGCGGGCATGTTGCTGGTTCCGATCAAGTTCTCCGGCGAGGAAGTCCTCAAGCGCGTAATGGAGCATATCCCGGACGGCCCGAAGGTCGACCGGCCGAAGCTGCGCTCGTTCTGCCAGTGGCTCGCAAAGCAGAAGATCACTCAGGCCGCCGAGCTGCGGTCGTTCTCGCCGGCCACCCTGGCGAAGGGGAATATTCAGCACCTACGCATCGAGGGCGTGCGCCAGGCACATGGCAACGTCGAGATTCCCGCGCACCTGGTCCATCTGATCGAGTCGATCGAGGGCTGCATTATCCTGCGCGCCCCGATGGGCAGCGGCAAAACCGAGAAGGTCATCGCGCCCCTGATCCGCGACGCGGCAAAGGGCGCCTATGTTGCACACCGCGTCTCGCTGCTCGACGACGCGGCGGCCCGCTTGAACCGGGTCACTGACAGCCAGGGCAAGCCCGCTCGCAACCGCGACGGCAGCTATAAAACCGACGGCCTGGTTCACCACTACAAACACGTTATGGCCGCCTGGATGCGCGACGTCTCGCACCTGGCCTGCTGCGTCAACTCGATCACCGCGCCGAAGTTCTACAACGCCGACGAGCGCTCCTGGTTCACCACCGTGGACACCCTTTGCATCGACGAGGCCGGCCAGGTCATCAGCCACGTCGCCTCCGGCCCGGTCGAGGGGCGCGTCCGCGTTTACGATGCCCTGCTCGATGCCGTGCGCGACGCGAAGCGCGTGCTGCTGTGCGATGCCGACGCGAACGACAACGTCGTCGAGTTCTGCGAGCTCGCGCGTCCAGGCGAGAAAATCACCATCATCGAGGTCACCGGCGGCGCCGATCACATCCGCGTCGACCACTCTGACGACGAAACCGTCTGGCAGGTTGCCCTCGACTGGATCTCGGCCGGCAAACGCGTCCTGATGGCGAACGACTCGGTCGAGAGCTGCAAGAAGCTCGCGGCCGTGATCGAGGAACGCCAGGAGGCGGGCGAGATCAAGCCGGTTCGGATGCTGGTCGTCCACCAGGGCAACAAAGGCGAGCCAGAGGTCGCCGCGTTCCTGCGCGACCCCGACGGCGAGGCCGTGAAATACGACGTTCTGATCTACTCGCCGGCCATCAGCTCCGGCGTTTCGATGACCTTCGGCGGATCCGCGCACTTCGATCATCACGTCGGCCTGTTCAGCGGCCAGACCGTCAGCCCCTCCGACGCGATCCAGATGCTGCGCCGCGATCGGACGGCCCGTCACTACCTGGTCGGCCTTGGCCACGCGTCAGCGCAGCGCCAGACCGACAGCGAGGCGCTTTATCGCGGCATGCTGCAGGCCGACGAGCAGACGTTCGGCTTTGAGGAGGCCGAGGGCGAGGTTCGCTTCGTGCGCAAGAAAACCGCCTTCGATATCACCTATCTGGCCAGCACCACCAGCGAGAACCGCGCGCGCAACGATTTCGCGAACAACTTCCTGCTGATGCTGATCAGCGACGGCTACCAGGTGCATCGCGCCAACCTGGACGACCCGGAGCGCACCCAGGAATCGCGGGCAAACCGCGAGCTCGGCGCCGTCCTGGTGTTCGAGAAACGGATGGATCTGATCAACAGCGTCGAGACCCCGGACGACGAGACATTCGCCCGCCTGAATCGCCAGGAGGTGCGCAGCGAGCGCGAAAGCGCCCAGGTCGACCGCTACCACATGGCCAATCAGCTCGGCGTCGACGAGCCGACCCCGGACGACGTCGCGTTCTATGACGATCGAGGCATCAGCCGCGTCGTCGCTATGGAGCTGCTGCAGTCCAGCGAGGAACAGGCCCAGGCCTACGACCAGGCGCAGCGCAAAGCGCGCGTGGTGCTGACGCAGCACCGCTACAAGTCAGCCGCCCGCGCGTTCCTGGTCAAGACCTTCGACACGCTCGGCCTGGACCGCTTCACGGGCGAGGGATCCTTCACCGTTGACCAGTGCCGCCAGATCCTCGCGGAGATCCGCGCGGATCAAGCCAGCCTCGACCTTTACAACGCCCTCAAGCTGGGGCGCCTGCTGCCCTCGCTGACGGCCAAGGCCTGCGCGACGACTGTCGTCAAATCGATCATCGAGCGCCTCGGCGTGCGCGTGCATAAGCGCAAGACGAACGGTCGCAATGTTTTCGAGATCGACGCCGATAGCTGGCAGGTGATCATGGCTTACGTCGAGCAGCGCGCGGCCATTGGCGTTCATTCGCTGGCCACGCACGAGACGGCGACCCCCTACGAGCCGAAAACCCTCGAGGAGCCTGCAGGCGAGGCCCAGGCCCCGCAGGGTGCCCTCGAGCGCGACAGGGACACTTTGCAGGGAGAGGGTAAAGCCTCCGAGGAAAAGTATCCCTTGAGCCTGGCGGAAAAAATCTACGCGGTTGCTGTTCGCTGTTCAAAGCCCCTCGGTATCCCATTGGCGCAGGTTGTGGGGGCGTTTCGGCGGGACATCCTCGAGGGATGGGTCAAACCAGGAGCCGACGAACGGCGCATCGGGTTTGAACTGGAGTACGTGGCGCGGCTGATGCAAAAACCCGGGCTGTGATACTGTACACATGACCAGCACGGCCATTTGACATTACCAGGCCAAGGAGTAGGAAACGTGCCGATTCTCAACATGATGGACAACACCAGCGCGGGCATTCGCAGTGCCCTGGCAATCAGCCAAATGCTCGGGCTCAGCGCCCACCAGCTCAGCCAGGCCGAGCTAGCCGAAGGCCTGGCCGTGCTACGCGAGAAGCTGCTGCAGGTCGAGCAGTTGCACGAAGCCGCCTATTCCGTTGCCGCCGCGCAAAAAGAAATGCCGGGGCAAGCCCCGGCATCTGTTCACCTCGCCAGCGTCAAGACGCTGACCCGATAGCCCCCTCGTAGGCCTTGCGCATCGCTGTCATGCGATCGCCGTCGACGCCCGTGGCCACGTCCACACCGTTGACGCGGGCCACGGCCTGCCACTGGCCGTCCTCGAGCTGGTGAACGGTCAGGTGCGGTTTCGCCTTGACCACCTCTTTCGGCACCGGCGCCGCCACCTCGGCGAGCCCCCGGTTCGGAGTGGCCAGGGCCTCGGCCGCGATCTCTAGATATTCCTTGATGTTCGGTCGGTAGCTGCCGACGTTGGTCTGTATGGCTTTTTGCGAGATCCGCGCCTCCGGCGCGGCCTTGACCGTCGCTTTCACCCACTGGTGAATTTTGTGCAGCGACGAGCTCGCCTGGATCCGCTCGTGCCCGTCGAGTGACGCCAGCGCCTCGAGGCGGTTCGCCCACTTGCCCGACACCTCGGCCACCGGCTCGGCCGGCTTGGTGTAGTCGAGCTTAAACGCCTTGTAGCTCTCCTGCGTGCTCATGTCCTCGTGGCCGAGCATGGCCTGCCAGAACACGGTTTCGTTGACCTTTTTCCACTTCGCATCGCGCGCATAATGCAGCTCGAAAACGGCACGCGCCCATATCTTGCGGCTGTCCTTGAACACGCGGCGCGGGTCGTTGAATACGCGCTTGGTCAACTGATTCAGGTTGCTATGCACCCGATTGTTCACCGCGACGTTATCCAGCCCCTGCAGCTCCTGGACTTCGGGCAGATCCCGCAGGGCCTTGATCGAGGCGAGCACCAGGTCGGCCGAAACGAGGGTATAGATCCGATAGCTGTCGGAGTAATCGACGCCCTCGCGGCGCTTGGCCTGGCCGGAGAATTCGAGCTCGAACTCGCCCGCCTTCTTGAACCGGCCCAGCTTGAGCACCTCGATTTCACGCCGGCCGGTCGCCAGGGCGATGCCGAGGGTCAGATGCGAGAAGTAGGGCGCGACGGTGCCGTCGCCGCGCAGTTGCTGCGCCGACAGCAGGTCGTTGATCGTGGCCATCAGCCAATGGAAATTGATCTCGACCGAGTTCGTCGCCTGGACCTCGAGGCGCTCGACCGCCTCGGCCGCGAGCTCGGCTTTCGTGGCGGCTGGCAAGGTCAGATGCCGCATGATCTCGTGGTCGAGCTTGAGCGTGCGGATCGCCTCGTAAGCGTCGTCGTCGCGCGCCCGGCGCACCTCGGCCAATAGGTCGCGGTGAGCGAATCGCAGATCCTTGATGTCGGCGTGATCGAGCATCGCCTGCAGCGCATCGGCCCACTTCGGATGCTTGCGGGCGATGCGCTCGACGGACTCCTCGAGCGAGTGATGCCGCCAGTTCTGCTCGGTGACAGCGTTGCGGATGATGGTCAGATAACGGCGGTAGCTGGCCGGCGCGAGCTTGTCCTCGTCCTTCCGGCGGCGATCCTCGTACAGACCGTTTTTGATGCGATCGGCGAGCCGCGCCAAGCGCTTCGTTTTGTCGCCTCGACTCAGTTGCGCGTCGCCATCGATAGCGCGCACGCCGTCCAGCAATGTGCGAGTGACTTCCTCTAGATCAACCTTCCTGCCCATCGTTAGCGCCTCCTCTGGCATACACCATTAAGCATAGCGGCAATTCTACACCCTGCATTCATACACCGCAACGCATATATATCACTACATACACCTTTTCGCAAAGTACACGAATGCGTATGGGTGTATATGTGCGCAAAGGTGTATGCACCCTTGCCGCCTTATATACGTATATAAGGCGCAAGGGGTGCATACACCCTTGCGCACATGTGCAGGGGTGTATATTGGGTCATGCGTTAGGGTGCATGCTTATAGTGCGCATACACCTTTGCACCTTGGATGGTGTCAGGGGCTTGGCGCTCTGCCTTACCTTGGTAGATCGAGAATCGCCCAGGACGAGAAGCCAGTCGGATGGCTTGGGCAGGGCATACCCTAAAGGACTCAGCGCTTCGCGCTGGCGTTTATGGCGCGGGAAACCCGCGCCGTTGGCGGGCTCCAGGCTGCGGAGAAGGGACAAGCCAGTAAAGGCGGACAAGGTATGGCGCTGGCGCGCCGCTTGTTTATGATCTTTTGCGCAAATGTCCTATTGCTCTTTTGTTCTTTTGTTCCTATTCTTGCGTTCGTTGACCGATAAACCCACCACCAGGAATCCAGCCATGCCGAAAATAATCTCGGTGCTCAACCAGAAGGGCGGCACCACGAAGACGACCACGTCCACCAACCTCGCCGCGTGCATCGCAGCGCGTGGCCATAGCGTTCTGATCGTAGACCTCAACAGCGACCAGGGCTCGGCGACCGACTGGGCCGCCGCCCAGGACGGCAACGACGTCGCCTGGCACGTGCCGGTTATCTCCATGGGCAAGCAACTGGCGCGCGACCTGCCGCGCGTGGCTGGCGCCTATGAGTTCGTGATCATCGACGGGATCCCGCAGGTCAGCGAGCTGACGTCGGCCGCGATCAAGGTGGCCGACCTGGTGCTGATCCCCGTCCAGCCGAGCCAGTACGACATTTGGGCGTGCGGCGACCTGGTGCAGCTCGTGAAAGACCGGCAGGAACTGGCCGACGGCAAGCCGCACGCGGCCCTTCTGGTGGCCCGCGCGATATGGGGCACGCGCCTGGCACGCGAAGTCGCGGACGCCCTCGCCGGCCTCGAGCTGCCCGTCCTCGAGGCGCGCACGCACCAGCGCGTCGCTTACGTCGACGGCGTACCGAAGGGGCGCAGCGTCATGGATCTGCGCCCCAACGACGAGGCGCGCATCGAGATCGAGGCACTGACCACCGAAGTTCTGGAGATTCTGCAATGAGCCTTAGCACCCAACGCCCCAGCCAGCGCGGCACAGCACAGGCCACGCCGGCGCACGTCGAGAAGGCCCGCGCGGCGGTAGCCAACGACCCGACCGAGAAGAAAATCCCGCTGCTGGCGCCGAAGCGCTATCACCAGGGCCTGCAGGAAATTAAGGGCATGAGCGAGACGCCGGTAAAGCATCTGCTGCTCGAGGCGATCGACGACCTGTTCGAGAAGTACAAGCGCGGCGACGGCCGGTTCGATGTCGGCAATGTCGCCGAGCTGAAAAGGCGCCTGGACGCCTTGAACTGAGAGAGGCGCCCGGCCAGCGGCGGCAACCGCTGACCAGGCAGACACAAGCAAAACCCTAGCGAGGATCTAACCCATGTCAGCGAACGACTATACCACCGCGTCAAACCTGCTGCTCGCACGGATCACCGAGCCAGCCGCGCGCAACCTGGCGATTCAGTTCATTAAGCAGCACATGCCCGCCCGCCTGCGCGTCGACGCGCTGGCCGCCATCGCGAGGGCCGCATGATGACGACCGACCAAGCCCGCGCCCTCGAGGCCGCCGCCCAGCGCATTGCCGCCGCCATGCGTCGCGACTACCGCAACGTCCGGATGCTCGACCACTACCTCGGCCAGGTGCGCAAGCCGGATCCGAAAATCGTCGCGATCGTGACGGCGGCCGACGAGATCGTTCGCCCGCTCCTGGACGAGATCACCGGCGCCGACCACGAGAAGGCGCGCCTGCAGCACCTCGTTCGCACCTGCAAAACCGAGTGCATCGAGCTCGCCGACTACGTCCGCGCCCTGCCCGGGCGCCTGCCCGCGCATATCGACGGCCAGGTCGGCGGCGTGCCCTTCCGCACCTGGCTCGAGGGCGAGGTCGCGGGCGCGCCGGTGCCGCACTACGCACGCCCAGGACAGGAGCCCACAGCATGAGCCGCCGCAGCAGTTCCAGCTCGCTCGAGATCCTGCTCGGCCTCCTCGGGGGCGCCCTGGTGGCGATCGGCGCGTTCATCTGGCGCGTTTACACCGCACGGCCCGACTTTCCGCAGGCGCAAGGGAGTGACGACCATGACGACCGCGATTGATCTTTTCGCCGGGCTCGGCGGCTGGTCGACCGGCGCGCGCATGGCGGGCGTCGACGTCCTATGGGCGGCAAACCACTGGCCGGACGCCGTGCAGTGGCACAGCGCGAACCATCCCGGGGCGATTCACGTCTGCCAGGACTTGCACCAGGCCAACTGGTCGCAGGTGCCGGCACATGACCTGCTGCTCGCCTCGCCCTGCTGCCAGGGGCACAGCCGCGCGCGCGGCAAGAGCTCCGGCAATCCGCAACACGACTCCTCGAGGTCGACGGCGTGGGCGGTCGTTTCGGCGCTCGAGTTCCACCGGCCAGCGGCGGCACTCGTCGAGAACGTCCGCGAGTTCATGAGCTGGGCGCTGTACCCAGCCTGGACGCTCGCCCTCGAGGCGCTCGGCTACTCGATCGCGCCGCACCTGGTCGACTGCGCCGACCTCGGCGTGCCGCAGAACCGCGAACGCCTGTTCCTGGTACTGACGCGCAGCCGCGCACCGCTGCGCCTGCAGCTCCCGCGCCTCGAGCACGTGCCGGCGACGGCCTTCCTCGACTTCACCGCCGGCAACTGGTCGCAGATCCACAAGCCCGGGCGCTCGCTGGCCACGCTGCGAAGGGTCGCCAACGGCCGCCAGGCCTTCGGCGATCGCTTCGTCATGCCGTACTACGGCAAAGGCTCGGGCACCACCGGGCGAAGCCTCGAGCGGCCGATCGGCACGCTGACCACCCGCGACCGCTGGGCGCTGGTCGACGGCGAATACATGCGAATGCTGACCGCCGACGAGGTGCTGCTCGGCCAGTCGTTCCCGACCGGCACCAAGCGCCCACCGCAACACGCACTAACCGTACACCTGGCCGGCAATGCCGTGCCGCCAAAAGCAGGCGCCGAGGTCATCCTCGCCCTGCAGAAAGCCGCATAAACCAACGGAGTGACCAGCAATGACCAACGCCACAAAAATGAAGAACGCCGGCCGGATCAGTGACCTCGAGCTTTACGAGCTGGTCGTCGCCATGTACCCCGAAAAGTTCGCCACGCGCGACGAGGCCGGCGACGACTTGTGGGATGAAGTGATGGAGTTCGTCGAGGACGATCTCGTCGGCGAGCTGCTGTGCAGCGAGGAAGGCCTGCGCGAACTGCTCGGGCGCCTTGTGTTGCTCACCATGCCAATGGGAAGCGCCTTGACCGGCAAGGCTCGCCACTGCCTCGGCACGGTCGAGATCCGCGACGGGCAAGCCTACATGACCGCAGCGGTCAGCCGCGACGTAGAGATCGAGGCGCAGGCGCCAGAGCAGACCACGGGCGCGCGCGCCGGGCTTGAATGGGCGATTGCCCGGTGCAAGGCCCTGCAGTCGCAGGGCTTCCCACAGACGCGCCTTGACGTGCTGATCAAGGATTTCGAGGGGTGCCTATCCGTCCAGAGCGAGAAAACCAAGGCGATCGAGGCGGGCCTGCGCGCGGCCATTGCGCGATGCGAGCTCTATCTATCGCAAGGGTTCAGCCATTCGACGCACGACGTCCTGATCAAGGATTTCGAGAGCCTCCTCGATCAGCATCCAGCCGAGGGCACCGAGCCGGCGTTCCCGTGCTGGAACTGCCACCTGCCGGTTTCGATGGCGGCGCGCGGCGAGGCCGACGGGAATTGCCCACACTGCAGCGCCGAGCTCGACCTCGAGACCTGGCCAAAGGAGGCTTGACGCATGCACAACGAACGCACCCCCGAAGGCCTGCATGCCGCCTTGCGCAATGTCCTGCAGGCGCTCAAGGCCTGCAGCCGAAAGCGCTACACCTTCCCCGGGACCGAGGCCGACCACCATACCCATTGGCGCGCCCAATACGACCGCGAGCGGATCGAGGCCGGCGACTTCGCTGCCGTCACCATCGGGCCGCTGATCTGGCCGATCGCCGACGCGGCAAACCTGACCAAGGCCCAGGCGCGGCGCTACCTGATCGAGCTCGAGCGCCTCGGCCTGGCCATGCGACAGAAGCCACAAGATCGCGGAACGGCGCATCGCTGGTGGCCGGTCGGGTTTTCGGACGAGCTCCAGGACGAGCGCGCCAAGGCGCTCGAGGAGGCGGCCCGCCATGCATGACCCCGAACCGTTTTACGCCGACTGCCCGCACTGCGATCGCCACGAGTTCCGCGACGAGGACGACTGGTTCGAGCACGTCAGCATGTGCGAGTGGCAGCAGGAGCAGGATCGCCTTCGCGACGAGGAGGAGTAGCCCGACGCCGGATGTCGCCACCCCCACAAGCCCGCCCCTCGGCGGGCTTTTTGTTACCCTGCGCCCGCCAACTTAGGAGGGGCTGCAGGATGAACAAAGCAGTAATCGGGGGCGTGGTCGCCCTCGGCATACTCGGCGCGCTGGCGATGGATCTGCGCGGCAAGGAAACGCGCGGCCTGGCCAACGCCCACCGCGCCGCCGGCTTCGAGCCGAGTTGCGAGGCGATCGAGGACAGCGGCAACACGTGGGCCGTCTGCGAATACGCCGGGGCGCCGAGCGCCTGGATCCGCGTCGGCGACGATTGGGCAACGGCCAACGGCAAGGCCCGGCAGGTCGTCGATCGCCTCGAGCAGAAAGGACCAGGGCCTTACCAGGATCTGCCGAACCTGGTCATCGGCAACGGCTCGCCATCGATGCCGGCGGCCGTGCTCGAGCGCCTGCAGTAGGCCAGAAACGACGAAAGCCCCCACCGCCGCGAGGCAGTGGGGGCTTTTTCATGGGCACAAAAAAACGCCCCACAGCCGAAGCCATGGGGCGCGCGTCACTCCTGCTTTCCGTCCGGATAACTCGCCTCGATCGTGCAGCGGTAACTCTGCTGCCTGGATCCGCTCGAGGTCACCTTATCGATCGACCAGTCGCCACGCATGAACGATGGCCACGTCGCATCGAGCTCGACCAGGCCCTCGGCGCCGAATGCCGGATTGCCCGGGCAGTCGATCCGGAGTTTCGTCTCCTGGCGCTTGGCCTTGCGCAGCTCGCCCTCGCCGGCCGCCCTGGCCTCGTCCGCGTCCTGGTAGCGCTGGCGCATCTTGCGGAACGGCTCGCTGCCCGTCTCGACAATGATCTCCTTTCCGCTGCTGCCATCCCACCAGGCCGTTTTAACGCCCTTGATGCGGATCCGCGCATCGCTGTCGATGCTGGCCGCGATGAACGCTTTGCTGCCGGGCCGGTTGTCCTGCGTCACCGACAGCGTGACCTTCGGCATCGGCTTGCCGCTCAGCGTCTTGAGCTGGCCACGCCGGCCCAGCACATACAGGTCGTTGACCGGCTTCGCGACCGCGTCGAAGCGCTTGGCCAGGCGCGTCAGGAACGCCGCATCGGTCTCGTTCGACTGGTCGATGTGAACGATCGCGATCGCCTCGAGGTCGGCGGCAACGCGGGGCGTAAACCCGTGCCGTTCGACCACGCGGCGGAACACTTGGCCGAGCGTGGTCATGGCGTAGGTTTCGGAGCGGCGAGCCTTGAAGCCGCTCGGATCCTTGACCGTGAACGGCGCCGCCGTCGCGACGATCAGCATCAGCGCCGGGAATAGCTGCGGCGTCACGCGCGTGACCGTGAACTCGCCTTTGTCGACGAGCCCGGTCTCCTCGTAGCCCACGCGCAGGCCGATCTTCGCGTCGAAACTCGGCAGGCCCTCCAGGCCCTCGATGTTGACGGTCAATTTCAGTTGATCCGACTCGATGCCGGCAGCGTCGACGTGCTCCCAATCCACGAGCCGCGCGTTGATCAGCGCCGCGTTCGCGCCGTAGATCTCGACGGCCGGGGTATATCCAATTTCCATGCTTCCCCCTTAGTCCCAGGCCGTCAGCGGCGCCGCCTGCGCGGGCGCGTTGGCCAGTTCAGGCAGCGCGACGCGAACGCCGGCCGGCAACGCCGTGCCGTATTCCGCGAGGCCCGGATTGACCAGCCAAAAGGCCTCCTCGGCCGCGTCATCCGACCGGCCGAGCTCGCGATATAGCAACGTGTTCGCCGTGTCACCGGCGATCGTTCTGACCTTACGCATTGACGAATTCCGATAGCTCGAGCGTCCAGTTCAAAAGCGAGGCGGTGCCGTCATCGATGACGCGCTCCTGATCCTCGCTTACCCCGTCGATTCGCCAGCGCCCCCAGTTGCGGCCGAGGCCGTCCACCAGCGTGAACGGCGCCCTGCTGTTCGCCATGGCGCGCAGCTCGTCGACCTTGGCCATCCCTGCGGCCCACTGCGCTTTGCCGCTCAGGCGCACGGTTTCGAGCCCCTGGCCGGTGTTATGCGATAGGGGCTTGCTGCTGATGATGTCCAGGTCGACCCAGCCGCCCGACGTCTTGCGTGCAAGGCGGTCGTAGGGAAAGCCGGTAGCGAGCCCGAACACGAACTCGCCGAGTGCCAATTGCTGCGGCATCAGTTGCTCCCGTCAGTCAGTGCAGCGCCGCGTCGAACCGCCAGCGGATCCATGGCCATCATCGGCATGAATTCGGCCTTCATCCGCTGCAGGATCGAGTCGCCCAGCGCCTGCGAGGTGGCATGGTCGGCGCCCTGGATGGTGATCACGGGCGCGAACGTGGTTTGCCGGTTGTCGGTATTGGTCACGATCTCTTTCGCGGTCGCCTCGGGCGAGCCCAGCTTGTCGACCAGGGCGCCCAGCTTCTCGCCGATCCACTCGCCCGCGCTGCTGCCCGCCAGGCCGCCAATGGCGCCGCCAATGAGGCCGCCGGCCGCCGTGCCAACGATCGGCAC